TACAAACAAGAAAGCGATTGCGTTATAGGCCTGGTCAAGGTGTTGTTGGTCGATTTACGGCTATGTTTACGAGTCCGGTTGCGCTTTCAAATCAGGTGATTGGGTTTGGTCACCCAGAGGATGGGTACTTTATTGGCTACCAGAATACGACCTTCGGCATTTATAAATCAGTTTTCGGTGTGCGTGAAGTTCAGACCTTAACCATTACAACCGCGAGCACTCACTCTGAAAATATAACAGTAACACTTGCAGGCACGAATTTTTCAGTTGCTGTGACAAACAGCGGAGTTATTGCCACGACTGCGAAGGAGATTGCAAGCGGCACCTATACCGGCTGGGCAGCGGAGCAGATTGGGAGCACCGTCGTTTTTCTTGCAAATGCCGTTGGAGATAAAACCGGGACTTTCGAGGTGACGGCCACATCAACCGTCGCAACATTTTCAGAGACGAGGGCCGGCGCTGCTGTTTCAACGAGCTTTATCGCTCAATCGGATTTTAACGGTGATACTCTCGACGGCTCTGGGCCATCGGGATTTACTTTAGATCCAACCAAGTTAAACCTTTATCAAATCGACATTGCTTGGCTTGGTGCTGGGTGCGTGACATTTAAAACAATGGTCACATCTGATGATAATAATGCAACGTGGGTGACGTTTCACACAATCAAAAACCCAAACTCAGACACAAAGCCTCACTCTGGTAATCCTTCATTTCCGTTTACTATGTCTGCATACTCTCAAGGCTCGACCACAAATTTAACAGTTTCAACTGCATCTGTTGCCGGGTTTATTGAGGGCAATAAAATCTTGCACGGTCCTCGTATGTCCTATTTTGCCCAGAGCACCGGGATAAACGCCACGGACTACAAGCCTCTTTTTACTTTGCGTAATAACCGCACTCACGGTGGGCGAGCAAATCAATCGGTTATTAATTTAAGGAGTGTTGCTGGTGCTATTAAGCACACAAGTCCAGTCGTGTTTTATTTAATTAAAAATGGAACCCTTGCCGGCACTCCAAACTGGTCACTCTACGCATCAGGCGTCAGTTGCTCATCTCAAGACACTTCGGCAACGGCTGTGACTATTTCAACGAACGATCAGATTTTATGGAGTGGACACTTAGGTGATACTGGTGAAATAAATCTATCTATCGACTCAACAGGTAAAGAGGAGTTAACTCTTCAGCCTGGTGAATATGTGAGCTTGTGCGCCAAGTCCTCGTTTGGATCGCCCTCGTATGTAACTGGAAGTTTAAACACAAGAGAAGATCAATAAATTTTTAAAGGGGTTTTTGATATGGATGAAATGCAAAATGCAGGTGCTGATGTTGTTGGTGCTGACAGTGGTGCCAATTCTTTAAGCGAAGATAAAATTGATACTTTGATGGGTGGGACCGAGGGGAATCGAGAGCGGGCCATGCAGGCGCCTCCCAAGCAGGTTGATCCCAACTCCCAGGAATATACTTTGAAAATATCGGGCAAGGACGTTAAGGCTCCGATTGATAAAATCTTACAATGGGCGCAAATGGGTTACAATTACCCACAAAAAGCGGCAGAATTAAATAAGCAGCAGACCGAATGGCAACAAAAGCTTTCTGAATACGAATCAAAATATGGTGATATTGAAAAACAATATGCGCCTTATAGACAAATCGACGAGTATGCGGCCAAGAATCCGGACTGGTGGGAGCACGTTCAAAGTCAATGGGAGCAGAGGGCTCAAATGGCTGGCGAGCAAGCCCAGCAATCAGGCATGAATCCTGAGCTCGCTGCATTAAAAGAAGAACTGAACCAGCTTAAAGCCTTTCGCGAGGAGCTGGTAAATGAGAAAAAATCAAAAATGATCGAGCAAGAGGATCGTCAATTGGCGGAGGAAGTGAACTCAATTCGCAAACAATTTTCGAACATTGACTTCGACACGCCAGACGAGAACGGACTAAATCTTGAGATGAAAGTCCTACAGCACGCCGAAAGTCTAGGCATAGACGGATCAAAACCCGGCGCTTTTCGTATTGCATTTCGAGACTTTTACCATGATCATCTAATAAATAAGGCGCAGGAGCAGGCTAAGGAAAATCTCCAGCGCGATATCCAAAAGCGCACCAAGCTCGGAATTGTCGGGTCCTCCGATCAACCTACCAAGGGGCTTAAAGTGGCAGAGGGTGTGAGACACAAATCCTACGATGATCTTTTACAAGAAGCACTTTCAGAAATTAACGGAGGCTAAAAATGGCTTTAACATATGATCAAGTAACAGCAATTACTCGCAAAAAATTTATTCCTAAAATGTATGACGCGATCTTTGATTCCAACCCGCTTTTGCAACGTGCAAAAACAAAAGGTTGGTACGACAAGTTAGACGGAGGCGAGCGCGTGATCGTCCCCCTAATGTATGCCACAACGGCTGCTAGTGGTTGGTACCAAGGTAGCGAGACGTTGGACACAAGCGACTCTGCAAACATCTCGGCAGCCGAGTACCTTTGGAAGCAACTTTATGCAAACGTGTCAATCCGACGAGATGAGGAGCTTAAAAACTCTGGTGACTCTCAAATCTTGAGCCTTGTGAAAAACAAAATCAAGATTGCTGAGAAAACCATGGCCGACTCTCTCGGCACTGGCTTGTACTCTGATGGATCTGATTCTAAATCTATCGTTGGGCTTCGCGACATCGTTGCAACTGACCAGACCGTTGGTGGCATCAGCCAAAGCTCAAACTCTTGGTGGCAAGGTAAAGTTGATTCTAGCACGACTGTTTTGACAATCGGCGCTATGCAGACAATTTTTACTCAGTGCTCAGTTGATAACGACGTGCCCACCGTTGGTGTCTGCACGCGTACGATCTATGATTTATATTATAACCTGTTGCAACCGCAACAGAGATTTGCTGACACTGAAGTTGCAAAAGGTGGTTTTACCAGTCTGATGTTCAATGGCAAACCCATCATTGCTGACTCTCATTGCCCTGCAAGTCACTTGTTTTTCTTGAACGAAAACTATTTGCATCTTTTCGCTCACAAAGACGAGGATATGCGGATGACTGAGTTTATGAAACCAATCAACCAAAACATAAAAGTTGCACAAATCTTTTTTATGGGTGCATTGGCTTCTAGCAACAACAGATTGCACGGTAAGCTCTCTGCAATCGCATCTTAGTGTGACGGTTTTCTGGGGCTTGGTTTTTTGCGCCAAGTCCCTTCTCGAATCGGTTATGAAACATTGATAAACTTAAAATTTCGGAGGATTTGGATATGGCAAATTTGAATTACAACCAAGGTAACTACGAAGAGAGTGTTTCAGCTGTGACAGCGACTCCCTCTGTTCGAATCGGTGATCGACGTTTTTATCAGGGCGAAGAGTATGTTTACTGCTACAACGCTGGCGGGGGCACGGCCTCACAAAAAGACGGCGTAAAGTTCATCACTGGTGCCAGTGGTTACTCGATAGCCGCGACATCTATCACTGACACATTCAACCCTTGTGTTGGCGTTGTTAAGCATGCGGACATTGCGGCTGCATCTTACGGCTGGATTTTGACAAAGGGTTTTGCAACTGTTGATTTAGTTTCTGCCTCAACTGCTGACTACAAGATGATTGCCCTAGGTGCTGGTGGTTCATTCATCGAAGCATCTGGAACGACCACTTTAGGTACTGCTGTTGCGGTTGGATTTTTGTTGAGCCACAACACTGGTGCCGGTGGAGCTGCCTACGCATTCATCAACACTGGTAAGTGATTTAACTTGCCGAGGGGGATGTTGCTGGTTGTGCTCCCCCTCAATTTGTTTAAATTTTTAAAGGGGTTTATGTAGATGAAGAAAACAGTTGAGATGATCTTTGAATATAAAAACGTCATCATGAAGCCTCCGCAGAGTGGTGAAGAGATGTACGGCCAGGCCTGCTCGAACGACAAGGTCACGGTTGACACTTGGTTGCCTAAGTGGATTGCGAACGTGAAGGCGAATAAGGAGCGATTTGGTGATTTTAAGTCTCGTGGCATCGGACAGCTTTACGCAAGTAACAAGCATCGACCATGCATTGTGGTTGGGTCTGGTCCATCACTTAAAAACAACATTGATGAGCTGGCTAAAGTCAAAGACATTCCAATCGTTTCATGTCTACATAACTATCACTATATGGTCGATCATGATGTTAAGGTTGATTATTACGTCAGCCTCGATGCGGGAGATGTCGTCATCGAAGAGATCACGGAAGGTGGTACGAAGACGACGGAGGAGTACCTCGAAAGCACAAAGGGAAAAACACTACTCGCGTTTATCGGATCAAGCCCTAAGCTGTTCGATAGCTGGCGCGGCGAAGTTTTATTTTTTAACTGTCCTGTCCCTTCTGACCAATACAGGGAAGAGGTTAGGAAAGTTGAAGAATTCCACACCCTCGTTTCCACTGGCGGGAATGTGCTGGGTGCTTGCACTTATATCGCAAAGGCCATCATGGGGAGTAACCCTATTGTTTTTGTGGGTGCTGATTTTTGCTTTAGCTATACGAGACAATTTCACCCTTGGGATTCCAAATATGACGCTGATATCGGGCAAGCAATGCGAGCAATCGACGTTTGGGGCAACTCCGTCCTCACTTGGCAGAGTTACCACAATTTCAAGATCTGGTTCGACTGGCTTTCTGGTAACGTCCCCGGAATCTACATTAACTGCACTGAGGGCGGACTTCTCGGCTCATATCCTGAAGGGAATATCGCAACCATTTATCAGATGCGACTCACGGACTTTTTGTGGCAATATACTATGTACGAGCAAATTGGTCCACAGTGCTTAGAGCCTGATAAGGAACAGAGGCTTGTACTTTTTTAAATAGGAGATTCAAAAATGGCGTTCACAGTTACACGTTATAAAACAAATATGGGCAACAAACGCGCTGTTGGGATGAAGATCGTTGCAGATGCGGCGACTCAAACAATCGAGACAGGACTAAAAGTCATCGACTATATGAGCTACGGCCTTGCATCAGTAACAACTGCAAACTTCAAAATGGCTATTAACTCTAACGCAAGTGGTGTTCAATCAAACGGCGTTCTAGCTGTGACTGGTGTTGCCTCTGGCGATCAGTTTTATGTAACCGTTTATGGTCGATAGGTGGTGCTGAATGTCGTATGGTGAATTGAAATACCTCGGGAAAATGGTAATTGCGTCAGGCACTCAAACAGCTGACCAAGGGCTTGCTCTCGGCGGAGGATCACGAAAAGGATTATTGTTTGTTCAGGGCAGCATGGGTACCGCCATTAACTTCGCTTTCGACGCATCTGTAGATGGTACGAATTACTATCAGCTCTATATGCCAATAGCACAAACCGCGAGCGTACAAGCATGCGCCGCTTTATTTTCTGGTCAGGCAGCTGGTTGCATGTTTCACCTGTCCACAGGGGAGCACAACGTTCCCTATATTAGAGTGCGATCTACAGCAGCGAGTGGTAACGGCGTTTCTTTTAACGTCTATGCCTACAGTTGATTTTGTTTTAATTGGCGTTAAGCCGAAAGGGGTTTTTTATGATGTGCCGAGTTTATAACGACAATGTTTATCCGTACACCGAGAAGTTTAGAGGCAAGGAGATTAGCATCCCTGCTAAGGGTTCGGGTAAAAACTATGTTGAAATGGACTTTAATGATGCGAATCTTTTTTTGGGGATCATGCCACGAAACATCGAGCTAGATGCCGGTGGTCTGCAAAAGCCTCAAACATACAAAATGCTTCGCATCGTGCGTCAAGAAGGCTACAAAAACGAGTCTGTCGAGAAGGAGTTTGGGTGTCATGCTTGCGGTGAGCAGATGCACTCGCAAGCTGCATACGATGAGCATATTTATGCAAAGCACTCGGCTCAAATAGTTGAAGAAGATGTTCAAGACAAGTTGCAAAAAAGGGTAGCAAGTAAAAAGAAAATCAAAGAAGAGGTGCTTGAGTTATGACACCACAGCAGATAGAGGACGCGGCCAGGCGCAAATACAATTCATACTCGTCTAGCTTTTACTCATCTGCTGAGATTTGGGATCTTATTTACCAGGCCGAGCTTGAAATTGCACGTGAAACGAGGATGCTTGAAGGTCTAACGACCACGACCACAACGGCGAGCACGCAAAGCTACAGTTTCCCGACGGGAGTTCTTGAGCTGAAGCGTGTCGAGTACGATGGTCAGGCTCTAACAAAAATAGATTTCAGAGACGATGATCTATTAACCTTTACAAACTCAAACACCACGGCAGAGGGGACGCCTTCCTACTACTTCGTTTGGAATGACACTATTTATTTGAGGCCAATCCCTGACACGAGCTCGAAGGAAATTAAAATCTACTATTACAAATTACCTGCTATTGTGACCTCAGCATCTCAGACCTTGGAGGTGCCAAATTTGTTTCATATGAGTATAGCCGACTATGTGACTGCCGAACTTGCCCAGAAAGATGGCAATA